TGAGCCGAATCAAAAAGGTTGAGTCACCTACAAAAACCATTAAATCTGGCCCTACATCGCCTGAGCTGATTCGTCGCACGATGGGCGGCGAGGTCAAGGTAATCAAGGCCCGTGGCGCTGGCGCTGCGACTCGTGGCTTCGATTTCCACGAGAAAGTTTAGTGGATGACATTGACCTTGGGTCGCGCCTAAAACGGGTCATGGCTGAGCGGAGAGAGCTTATACGCGAGGTCATGATGGACGGTATGCTCAAAGATATAGAACATTATAAAAGTTTGCAGGGAGAGCTAACTGTTATAAACTTGGTCGAGGAAACCATCAAAGAATTCTATAAGGAAATCTAAATTGACAATCCCGACCACTGAATCCGCTTACGTTTCAAGCGATGAGCGCGTTCTCGACCCAACCCTGCTTGATAAATCCGCCCTAGAACGTATGCCAGACCCTACGGGCTGGCGGATGTTGGTTCTGCCATACAAAGGCAAAGCTAAGAGCGATGGCGGCATACACCTTCTTAAAGAAACCGTAGACCGAGAGGCTCTTGCCACTGTTGTGGCATATGTTGTAAAAATGGGGCCGCTTTGCTACGGCGACACGGAAAAGTTTGGCAACAAGCCTTGGTGCCAAGAAAAGCAATGGGTATTGATAGGTCGTTACAGCGGCGCTCGTTTCAAGCTCGAAGACGGCGGTGAAGTGCGAATAATCAATGACGATGAGGTCATTGGAACGATCCTTAACCCTGATGACATAGTGAGTTTTACATGATTGAGAATCAAAACGCTGAGCAGTTTGAAGAAGAGCAGGTTTCCATTGAGGTCACAGAAGATCCAGTAGAGGAATCTGGCGCAGCTAATGACGGCGACGAGCTTGAAAACTACACCAAATCGGTTTCCAAGCGCATAAACAAACTCAACGCCAAGCACCGAGAGGCTGAACAACGTGCGCAGCAGCTTGAGCAGATTGCTTTACAGAAAGAGGCAGAGCTTCAGCAATACCGGCAGTATTCGGTTCAGCAGTCAAACCAAGTTTTGGCTAAAGAGGAAGAAGCTTTAGCCTCCAAAGAATCACAGATCGATGATGTCTATCGCAAGGCTGTCGAGAGTGGTGACTCAGATTTGATCACCAAGGCCGCCAAGCTGCAAAGTGACATATCGATCCAGAAAGAAAAGCTTCGAGTCGCCAAGGCTCGACAGCAAACCGCTCAAGAGCAAGAGTATGTATCTCAGGGCAACGAGCAAATCGTGCAGCAGGAGCAGTATCAGCAGGTTGAGCAAGAGGTTCAGCCCACAGAAGATGCTCTGGAGTGGCATGATCGCAATCCTTGGTATGCCAACAAAGACGATGAAGAAGACATGAAGGCAACCCAGTATGCCTATTATGTACACTACAACCTAGCCAACGAGGGCTATGATGTAGGCTCTGACGAGTATTACGAAGAGTTGGACAGCCGTGTAGGTACGGTTTATCCTCACACTAAGTCCACTAATAGTGGATCTAGGGCCGTTGAAAGTAGAAGCAGACCCGCTGTGCAAAGAGTCGCTTCAGCTACCCAAGGTGGTGGTCGGTCAAAAACACAAGGCAAAAAGAATGGCGTGAGCTTTTCTAAGTCTGAGCTAGAGCGACTCAGAGGTCTCAAGCCGCACAATATGTCTGAAGAGGCATGGTTGCAGCGAGTGGCAAAAGAGAAGCAAAAAATTGCATCAAGAGAGGCAAGCTAAAATGGCAGAAACAAAAGCAAACGCACGTTCATCCCGTGATTCGCAGTCACACGATAATCAGACTCGCAGAAAACCGTGGCGACCCGTGCGCTCATTGGAAACCCCTCCCCCACCCGCAGGTTATACCTATCGGTGGATTAGGGAATCAATGTTGGGACAAGAAGACCGAGCTAATGTCTCGCGTCGGCTTCGAGAAGGTTGGGATCTCGTAAGAGGCACCGATCTACCTGAAGAATGGCGTTCTTTACCGACAATGGACAATGGAAGGCACGAAGGCGTGGTTTACAACGAAGGGTTGCTATTAGCGAAGATCCCTAATGAAACGGTTGAAGAGCGACGAGCCTATTACAAGGCGAAGAGCCAGCAGGCCACTGACGCGTTGGACAACACCATGTTCAGCGAAGCCCGTGGCGATAGCCGTTATGTTAAATACGATCCTCAGCGCGATAGCAACGTCACATTTGGACGACGATAGAGGTAATTACAAATGGCGAATAAAGACGCTGCATTTGGAATGAAGCCGGTCAGAATGATCGGTGGCGCACCTTACTCGGGTGGCTCAAGTCGATATCGTATTGCTGCGAACTATGGAACCTCCATTTTTCAAGGCGATATGGTCGCTCAGGTCACTGGTGGTACGGTGGAAGTACACGCTGACGGAGGCACTGTGCCTGTAGTTGGTGTTTTTAATGGTTGCCAATACACCGACCCCACCTCTGGTGAGCAGGTTTACAGCAACTACTACCCTGCAAGCACAAACGCTTCAGACATCATCGCTTTCATCATTGATGATCCGAATGTTGTCTACGAAGTGCAGGCTGACGCGGCTTTCCCTGTTGCTGACTTGTTCGGTAACTTTGATATCGTGTACACCACAGCGGGTAGCACTTTGACTGGCATCTCAGGTGCTGAGCTGGAAGTAAGCACTGGTGCTACAGCTACAACCTTGCCAATCAAGGCGATTGACATATCGCAAGATCCGAATAACTCGGACGTTGGGTCTGCAAACACTAACGTGCTTGTGGTTATTCAAAACTCAGTATTCGGCGTCAAGGGCGCTGGCTTAGCTTAATAGGAGGCTAGACAATGGCTATTTCAAGAGCACAACTAGCTAAAGAGCTAGAGCCGGGTCTGAACTCGCTTTTCGGCATGTCTTACGACAGTTATGACCGCGAGTACGAAGAAATCTTTGCTATCGAAGACTCACAGCGAGCCTTTGAAGAAGAGGTTTTGATCACTGGTTTCGGTGGAGCACCGACCAAAACTGAAGGCCAAGGCGTACAATTCGACAACGCTTCTGAGTCTTATACCGCTCGTTACACGCACGACACCGTTGCGTTGGCTTTCGCTTTGACCGATGAAGCCGTAGAGGACAACCTTTACGACTCACTGGGCAAGCGATATGTGAAGGCTTTGGCCCGATCTATGGCTAACACCAAGGAAGTAAAAGGCGCTGACGTATTGAACAATGCGTTTGACGCAAACTTCACTGGCGGTGACGGCGTTACATTGATCAACACGGCACACCCTCTAGCGGGTGGCGGCACTGCTGCAAACCGTGCGGCTTCAATGGCTGACTTGAACGAAACGTCTTTGGAAGATGCGTTGATTGATATCAGCACATTTACCGATGACAAAGGTCTAACGATCTCTGTTCAAGCCACCAAGCTGGTTGTTCCGCCTCAGTTGACGTTTGTTGCTGACCGTATCCTGAACTCTACTTTGCGTTCTGGCACGGCTGACAACGACATCAACGCTGTACGCAACACGGGTGTATTGCCCGGTGGCTACACGGTCAATCATTACCTGACTGACCCTGACGCCTTCTTCCTGCTGACCAGTGTCACCGACTCTGGCGAAGGCTTGAAGATGTTCCAACGTACTGCGATGGAAACCACGATGGAGCCAGACTTTACGACTGGTAACATCCGTTACAAGGCTCGTGAGCGTTATAGCTTCGGCTTTAGTGACTGGCGCGGCATCTACGGCTCACAAGGCGCGTAGATACCAAGCAAAAGAAAGGGGGCATAAGCCCCCTTTTTTTGTGCCGCTTACGCGGCTTACTTCCGCCGCGCCTCTCGTTGACGAACGTAAGCATGGTGCTTCTCGATCAATTCGTCTGTCGCATCGACTTTCGCAAAGCGTTGATCAGACGGCCCACCAAGGTTGATTGTTTTGAGGCTTCCATCATCGAGTATCACCTCGACCTCATCCCAGAACATATCCATTCTGGTTACCCCTCGAACAGCCAAAACCCGCCCTTCATACTCGACTTCGCTAGTCGCGTTGTTTGTTATAGCCATGTTTCCTCCTCGCCGCTTACGCGGCCTTGTTTATGTTGACTGTTTCAAAGCCGCAATTTGCAACTAAGTAAAACTTACCGTCCATTTCAAGCACGTCCCCAACCGATACGCTGCTCATTTGCGCGTGTTTTTGAACTAGCTCTGGCTTTTCCCAAAGGTTCGTCAGTCGAAAAGCCTCGCCTAAGTCCGTAGCGTCTACCGTGGCAACATGGTCATAAGCGTGGAACCATTGAGTCGGGTCAATTTTGCCCATGCCCTTGTCTGCAAAAGCCATAGTCTTTTCTGAAGCGCTCCACCCCTCTTTGTTCAAAAGATCAATGTCTTCTTGCGTGAGGTGAAACTGGTAGATTTTTACTGTCATCATCATTCTCCGTTGTTATGGCCCTAATTATACAGATCCCGTGTCTATGTGCAACTATGTATACACGCAAAAGTGCAAATAATTGAACTTTTTTTTGGCGGGTCGTTGGCATACACTGAGGATCTGAGATAAATCCAGCCCCGGCGACTGGCTCAGCAGACGTTACGAAGACTCTGGGGCGAATCCTTTCGTAAGAGGTAAGCATAATGGCTCTAACTACTTTTTCCGGCCCAGTCCGCTCTGACACCGGCTTTCAAATTCCTGTTGTTACCACCGCAAATCTTCCTGCCGCGACAAGCGTTGTTGCTGGAACGGCGTATGTTGTTTCTGACAACGGTGCTGGCAACGACGAGTATTGCATCGTAATCAGCACTGGTGCTGCTTGGGTGACTGCTATCGGCGCTGCATTGTCCTAATTGGAGATAAACAATGGTCGATACAGTTACTTCTCAAACCATTCAGGACGGCGAGCGCAAAGCCGTCCTAAAATTCACCAATATCAGCGATGGTACGGGTGAGTCTGCTGTAACTAAGATTGACGTAAGCGCGTTGACTGCGAATAGCGCAGGAAAAGCTTGCACAGAAGTGGCTGTCGCCAAGATTTGGTGGCAGTGCGTCGGCATGGGCGTTGAGCTTTTGAACGACGCCACCGCCAACACGTTGATCATTGGGCTTTCACCTGACTCGAATGGCTTTCACGATTACTCGGATTTTTCTGGCATCCCAAACAATGCGGGTGCTGGAAAGACGGGTGATGTGAAGTTCACGACGATTGGCGCGAGCAGCACTGACACCTACACTGTGATCGTTGAAGTTTTGAAGACTTACGGCTAATGGCTGATACTAGCGATGTAAAGCGAACCAAGTCGGGCAGGCTCGTCTACCGAGGCGAGTCTTTCCCCGGCTATAACAAGCAAAAAAGAACGCCCGGTGAAAACAAGAAGTTCGCGGTTTTAGCCAAGAAGGGCGATCAAGTAAAGATTGTGCGCTACGGTGATCCGAATATGGAGATCAAGCGCGACAGCCCAGAGCGTCGGCGCAACTTCCGCGCTAGACATAACTGCGATGCGGTTCAGAAGAAAAAAGACGTGTTTGCGGCCTCGTATTGGTCGTGCAAAAACTGGTGATTTGATATGACTGTAATGTTCATGACCGACGCTGGTCGTAAGACTGGTGATTCCAAAATTGACAGATTGGCGATGGAGTACGAAGACAAGTACGGCCAGCCTTTAACCGAAGCTCAGATAGAAAGATTAGACCAGCTCGCTGGTTCTCCAGAATACGGTGATTATGCGATTGACCCGTCAGGATTTGCATCTGACGCGCCTTTTGGGAGTCCTCAAAGGGAATCTGAGCTTAATGCGTACATGAAAAATTTGCAGGACGAGAGAAATGCAAAGCGAGCAAATTTTACACTGGAAAATTTAGGAATTTCACCTGATCAGACTAGCCCATTTACACAGCCCACAGCTCCCCAAAATCCGATGCAGGGCGGTTTAGGTGGTTTGGGATCGATCTTTGACATCATGAAAAAACAAATGCCTCCGCCACCAACCCAAAACCGTGGGCCTATTCTTAGCCAAGGGCCGGGCAAGGGGCGAAGACAAATGCCTACAGGCCCAATATCTGACAATAGAATGCCATCTCCTATAGGGCCGTTTGAAAACGGCCCTGCTCCTCTTCCCCCTTCACTCCCTACAGGGCTGGGCAAAGGGCGAAGACCAATTTTCGAGGGTGGGCCAGTGCCTTTACCGCCGCCCACCCAAAACCGTGGGATGGGTGATATACAAATCTCTCCGATAGAGCGAGGGCCAGACCCAAGGCTCATGGGCAACATGAGCTTTATGGAGTTCGCTGCGTTGCCAGTCGAAGAGCGCCTTAGAATAAGTGAAGAAGGTCGGAAAGCTATTGAAAACGAGGCTATTGGCTCACAACCCAAGATGCCACCACAAATGCCAGACATGATGCAGCAGCTTCAAGAGGCGCTTAGGCAGAAGCAGATGGAGCGTGGCACACGCCAACCGATGCCTACACCCCGTGGTGGCAGAGGTGACTTGGGCGGTATTATTGGAAGACTTCAACAACAAATGGAGCAAAGGCAAGAAGCGCCGCCTATGCAGCCAAGACCAAGACCCCGTGGAGGATTGTTTTCTCGGTTACGCAGAGGCATACCCCAAGGCCGAAGAGTGAAGCCAATGCGTAGAAGCCCACTGACAAAAGGCAGGCCAGTTCCGACAGAAATGCCAGAAATAGAGCAAATCAGAAATAGATTGGCAGGCATGAGGATTAGATTTTAATGGCTGAATCCAACGACCTACAGGCTGCGCTAGACGAGTACGGAAGCGCGGCTTCCCCATACTCGGCTCTGGATCAGTATTTGATGCAGCAGCCAGTGTACGACAGAGGGCCAAGGGAAGCGCCAGCAGCGCCAACCCTGCGTACTTTGGAGGCAATCACGCCAGACACCGAGGACATGCTTGCGCCAAGAGCTTTCGACCTCTGAAGAAGCCGCGCTTGGTCAAAGGTCTGAGCTGACAAAAGCACTGGAAGGTCAGATAGAGAGTATGCGTCGAGGCATTGACGCAGAGACCTTAGACCTACGCATGGCCGGTTTAGATGAAAGGGCTGCGCTCGCCAAACAGATCGAAGAGGGCGATAGATTAGTGCGTCAGGCGCAAGAGGCTGCGATTGGCGATTTGAGTGACCGCCAAGGCTCTATAATTGGCGACCTAAAAGGCAGAATCAGCTCGCTGTCAGGCGACTTGTCTGATATCAACAGCGTCATTGACGATAATTACGCGCAGTTGAACGAGTTTCAAAAATCCTCTGCGGATTCTACCCAGAACGAAATCAACGCACTCAACCAGCAGCTCGAAACGCTTTATAGCGATGTAGATTCAGGCATGGCGGCTCAGTCCGACGCCATTCGCAGTGACACGGCAGACCTTATTGCTGGTTTAGAGCAACAAATTGGCGGTCTAGCGGACAACCTTGGCGCTTTGCCAATCGAGTCAATACAGTCACAACTAGCTGCGGTAAATGATCAGACGGCACAGTTTCAGCAAGCCGTAGCCGCAGCGACAGGCGAAAGGGCTGATTTGTCTTCGCGCATCGAGGCGTTGCAGGCCGCAGGGCTAACACAAGATGATCTGACTGGGTTGTCGCAAACCATCGCGGGGCAACGCCAGAGCGAAATCGCATCGGCGCTTGACCCAGTGCAGCAGCAGATTGAGGCGTTGAGGGGTCAAATACCCGGAGAGGTCGATACCGAGGCGCTACGCAAACAGATTACTGATGATGTGATGGCGCAGATGGCGAGCCAACAGCCGCCTGAAACTACGGCCCCGCCTGCAACCACAACTCCGCCAATTACAGTTGGCTCCTCCGAAGGGCAGCACGGTATCGTTGTTGAGCCAGAAATGGACGCCTACGGCTTCGTTGAGCCAGAATATGGTGCTTATAGCTTCGGCCCATCAGCATCCGAAGCGGCAGGGTTTAGCCCGTTTACTACGTCGATGGCTCCAGATTATGCGTCTAGCAAGGACTACACCCAATACGATCCCAGTGATTACGTTAGGTCGGCTGTGCCCGAGGAACAGCGTATAAAGACAGATGGCGCTGGATACATCAAACCCAGTGCGCCGCCAAGTCAGTTCAATATCGATGACATTCGCAAGAGCGTCATGAGAGGAGGGTTCAACATTGGCGGATTTGGGGGAGGCTTATAATGGCCAGTGATGTACCAAAGAACGTAGCGAACCCATCCCTATACAAGAAGGCAAAGGCGAAAGCAAAGGCCAAGTTTGACGTTTACCCAAGCGCATACGCCAACGGCTGGATGGTGCAGGAGTACAAGCGAATGGGCGGCACATACAAAGGCGCTACTGGTGGTGAAGTGACTCTCGACCCGAAGAAAAGCGATCTCAACAATGACGGTAAGCTTAGCGGTTACGAGCGCAAGCGCGGCACTGCAATTGCCAAGAGCATGGCAAAGAAAATGAACATGGGTGGAACCGTGATGGTTCAAGGCCGTGGCTGTGGCGCTATCATGCCCAGCAAACAAAAGAAAACGCGAGTTCCCCGTGGCTAAACCCAGAAGCGGACTCAAGAAATGGTTTGGTAAGGGCAAAGGTGGCAACTGGGTTGACATCTCAGCGCCCAAAGAGGGTGGCGGCTTTGAAAAGTGTGGGCGTAAGAGTGCCAGCGATTCTGATCGTGGTTACCCTAAGTGCGTACCCGCAGACAAGGCCGCTAATATGAGCAAAAAGCAGATTGCTTCAGCGGTTAGCCGCAAGAGGTCAAAGAAACAGGGTGTTGGTGGAAAGCCTACCAATGTCGCAACTTTCGCTAAAGACGGAGGCGAGATTATGAAAAGCAAGATGGGCACAAAAGGCGGCGCAATGGGTGGCAAGAAAGGCATGAAAATGCCTATGGGCATGAAGAAAGGCGGCTCAGCCATGAAAACCAAAGGCTACGCAAAAGGTGGGGCCATGAAGACCAAGGGGTACGCCAAAGGCGGCGCAGCTAAAGGCGGTATGAGAAAGCCTTCTAGCAAGAACAGTGGTCTATATGGCCGCAGCTAGTGGCTTACCTTCAGAGCAATATCCCGCACTTTAAGTGCTGGGTGCGGAAGGAATACACGCACAACCATGAGAAGTATCACGGCGAGTTTGTTCACGCGATGGCTATTGCTGTCACGACGATGCCGACTCGCTGTTTGTCGTTTCAGATCATCTTTACGGGTGCTGAGACTTACGACGATGACGAAGAGCCAAACGTGCATGGCGGCGCGATGTGGGCGAGGATGCCAATTACAGCGTTGGTTGCAGATACGCCCTTTGATGAATGGCCAGAGCCAATGCCTGTATGGGCAGCTCAGCCTTGGGATTGCAGCTCATACAACCATGCGGTTTACGTTTTAGATCGAGCGACACCAACACCTTGGCTTGCCAAGATTGACGGCGAATTTTATCCAGCTAAGTATTACTTCACAGTAGATTACGCGGAAAACGAGATAGCCGATGACCCAGCGCAACACAAGCAGAGTCATGTTTTGGAGCTTCTTGATGCTGGGAAGTGGACTGGAAATATCGTTGCTTTGCCGAATAATCGAGTGCGGGTAACCCACCCAGCTTGGTTTGAGACTGGGGAAGGTGCGCCAGACTTCAAGCCAAGCCAGCATATCCACTACTCAAAAAGTGATTTAGACTATACGCTTGACGTGAATCAGGTTTTTGACAACCTCTACGCAGGTAAAAAAGATGGCGGTAAGCGGAAGTAAAGATTTCGAGTTGGACGTAGCTGACTACGTTGAAGAAGCGTTTGAGCGTTGCGGCTTAGAGCTTCGCACGGGTTATGACCTAAAGACGGCCAATCGATCCCTCAACCTGATGCTCGCAGAGTGGGCAAACCGTGGCTTGAATCAGTGGACGATCAATCAAAAGACGTTGGCGATGGTCAAAGACACGACCTCGTACACGGTTGACGCAACAAATCCAACCGCAACAATTGACGTTTTAGACGTGTTCATTCGTGAGACTTTGGGCGGTGTATCAACAGACGTGCCGCTATCTCGAATGTCTCGATCCGAGTACGCCAATCTTTCTACCAAAACAAGCACGGGAAAGCCTAACCAGTATTTCGTAGACAAGCAGATTAGCCCAACCATCACGGTTTGGCCTGCACCAGATCAGACATCCAAATACGATTTATATCTAAACGTGTTGAGCCGTATGGATGACGCAGATGCTGGAGCAAACACGCTGCAAGTGCCTTTCCGATTTTACCCTTGCTTGGCAGCGGGTCTGGCTTATTACATCGCTCTCAAGCGAGCGCCAGAAAAAGTTGGCATGTTGAAGCAGATTTACGAGGAAGAGTTTCAACGAGCATTGAGCCAAGACGAAGACCGCGCCTCTTTTAGAGTCGCCCCAGATCTTCGTGGGTACAACATAGCGTAATGGCTTACGCATCCAACAAGCGCGCTTACGGCATCTGTGACATCACGGGCTTTCGCTATCGCCTAAAAGACATGAAGATGACGTGGGATGGCTTATTGGTAGGCCCAGATCAGTGGTCACCAAAGCATCCACAACTCATGCCAAAGCCAGCCCCTGTTGATCCGCAGGCATTGCAGATCACGCGCCCTGATCAAGCGGCTGACGGCAACGACAACAACTTTTTCACCGTTTACACAAATGTTGGAAATGGTATTTTGGGTACAACTTTGCAAACTTTTGGAATAACCTGTAGTGTTGGCACCGTGGAGGTAACAACGTCATGAGCTTCACATTGGCAACGCTAAAATCGACTGTGCAAGATTACTTGCAAGTCAATGAGACTACGTTCAACAACAACCTGAATACGTTCATCAAGGAAGCTGAGAGCCGAATCTTTAAGCTGGTTCAGCTACCAGAGCAGCGAAAGAACGTGCAGGGTACGTTGACGGCAAGCAATCGTTTCTTGGCTACACCAAGCGACTACTTTGCTCCGTTTTCATTGGCGGTTATTGATAGCGACAACAAGTACCACTATTTGGATTTCAAGCATCCGTCATTCATTAAGGAATATAGCCCTACCACGACAACGACTGGCAGGCCCAAGTATTACTCATTGTTTGACGAAACAGCCTTTGAGCTGTCGCCTGTACCAGATTCTGGTTATACGGCAGAGTTGCATTACCTGTATAAGCCAGCGTCTTTGACGGTTGGCGCGGACTCAGGTACGACAATCCTGTCTACGGATCACCCTGATCCCTTGCTTTACGGCACCTTGGTAGAGGCTGCTGTGTTCTTAAAAGAAGCTCCTGACGTGATAGCCAACTTCGAGGCTCGGTTCAAGGAAGGCGTCTCTCGGATGAAGAATCTGAGCGAAGGCCGTGGAACGCGAGACGAGTATCGATATGACTTATTGCGTACAGGGGTAACCTAATTGGAACCAATCAAAGAACTTGAAGGCAAGAAAATAGCAATTATCGGTCTGGGAGCCTCTCAGATCGATTATGTAATCGGAAAAGAAAACAGCGTTGAATGGGACGAGGTGTGGTTGATTAACTCAGCCTTGTCGGTTTTTGACTGTGATCGAGTTTTTATGCTCGATCCTGCCAGTCGCTTTCTCGACACGGATGACGCAGGCAATCAAACCGAGG